GGGATGCGGGAGGTCATGAACGACCATGCCGGACGGCACAAGCTTTCGGACTTTGTCCTGCGGTAGGCGGCAAAGCCGGGCCGCAACCCACCAGAAGTATAGGCATAGGTAATGTTGTAGCCGCCATCCGTCCAGACAATAACGAAAGTGGAGTTGTTAAAGTAATTAGGGGAACGAAGGCCCCACCAAACCGCCGTGGTGACGGCGGTATGATTATTTGCAATCTTGGTGTTACCAGCTTTGTAATAATCATACTGGGCCTGATAGTTCTGTTCATACTGGTTGGCGTAGCTTCTCGTACCAAAGACTTCAAACTCGGAAAGATCAAACAGGTAATCGGTAGTAGTTGTAACATTACCGGAACTGTTGCTTGCATTGCCCGTGTTATCGGTGTACTTGGTCACGGGTTGCATCACAGCACGAAGGTCAGACGGAAGCGCCGCCATCAAACTGTTTGCCAAGGGGCTTGTGGGGGTTCCATCATTGCCATAAAGGGTTTTCCGCTTATAGCAAGCGTTCCAACCCCCGCTGTTCGTGTTGCTGGTGTTCCAACTGAAATAACCGGTGCCGGAAATATTAGTGTTGTATTTGCTGTCACACAAGGCAACGGCGGCACTCCCAATTTTTCCGATCTGAAAATGGATCTTATTCCCGCCTTCACGGGCCGAATTGTGATTGAACCCCAAAATGAAAGCATTGACCGCCAAATTGGAAAAAGTGGTGTTGCCCACCTTGCCATTGATCTTGATTTCTTTCACATCGCCAACGGCCCAATAGTTGGCCCCCAAACCTGCGGAACTGACTTCCCGGATGGTTGCCCAACTGTTATCATTCAGAACCTTGGTGGGCAAAGTCACTTCAACGGAACAGGTCTTATTGGCCGGGGCCGTGTGGTTGGTGCCAGCGGCCACGCTGACGGTGATTGTAGCGCTTCCTTTGGCCTTGGCGGTAACAGTTACCACCGAACCGGAAACACTCACAGAAGCCACCGTGGGGGCGCTGGAAGTGGCCGTAATCTTACCATCCCCCGCCCTTGTCACGGTGATGGTGTCCGTGGTCTTTGCGGCGGTCAGTTTGATGGAAGTCTTATTCAAAGACAAACTACCAGCGGCCTTGGCAATGCTCCAAGCAACCGTTTTGGCCCCGGTGCTTCCATCGGCCCACTTGTAGTTCGTTTTCGGCGTGAAGGTGGCATTGTAGGAACCGGCGTTCGTGCCGCTGGTAGTTCCTCCAAGCGTCATTTTCCCGCTGTCATAGTTGTTCCAAGTGGGGCTTTGGGCCGAACCGGTATAAGTAAGGCTGTTGCTCTGCGTGGGAATCGTCATGGTGGCGGCGTTGATCGTCCAAGTCACTTCCTTGGCGGTCTGCGTACCGTCTGCCCACTTATACCGCCCCTTGGGTGTGAAAGTGGCCGTGTAGGTTCCCGCATTGGTGCCGGTAGTCACGCCGCCCAAGGTCAGCGCATCGGGGTTATAAGCGTTCCAAGAAGGACTTTGGGCCTGTCCGTTATAGGTCAGGGTGCCATTCTGCGAAGGAAGAACATTGATGGTATAGACGATACCGGACACAGCATCCAAGGCCGCATTTGCGGCATCCTGTGCGTTCTGTGCGGCTTCCACACAGGTTCCGATCTGGTTCAACAGATACGGGTGGGCGGTCTGATCAAAGTTGTGTTCGCTCACCGTGTTTTGGGCCGTACCTTTGGGATCATAGTTCATGTCGGGAAGCTGTTCGGCGGGAACCTTACCATCCACCAGATCAGCCTTCCCGGATTGACCTTTCTGAAGGGCTTCAACGGCATCCGCATTGGCCTTCATTTGGGTATCAATCTTATCCATGTTTTCATTCTGAACCCCTACATCATAAAATTCAGATTCAAGGGGTTTAGTCAGCTTGTAATTGGTTGTTTTATTCGCCATTCTTCAAAACCTCGTTTCTCAACTGATTATGGGTATAGGCGGCAAGCTGGGCATGGGTGAACCGCCCAAGTTCCGCATGGGTGTTATAAAGCTGAAGCAAGGTCACAACCATGTTTTGGGGAACAACCCGGTTCAGCAAAGATTCAACATCATTGAAGTTGTTCTTTGCGGCCAACCCGATTTTCACAAGAAGCTGATAGGTGCCTTCTTCCACATCAGCGGAATAGTTTCCCTTCCCGCACAGCGTTTCAAGGATGTTCCGAAGCTGGGGCAAAGTGTACGGAAGTTCTTCATTGATCCGGGTCAGAATACGGAACCGGCGATCTTCAAGACTGTCCGTGCCTTTGGGGGTGATCCCCAAAATCTTTTCCCACCGGGAAAGGCCCATGTTTCCAGCGGTGGGAATGAACTGGTTATCAAGAAGATCATCCGTGGTGTTCCACGCCTTTTCAATTTCCGGCTGTTCGCTCCCCATGATCCCCTGAAACTCCGCATAATCACGAATGACATAGGGAAGATAATCAATCAGTTTGCGTTCCATGCTCCCGGCCCCCTTATCCGTTGATCACGATGGTTCCCGGCTCAATGGTTCCCAAAACCGGGATGTGGTCAAGGGTCAGGGTACAGTTCGCCGCTTCACCGTTGATCTTGGTGTTGGCAATATCCAGAATACCGGTGATCCCCAACAGGCGGCTTTCCACCTGACTGATACGAACCACAAGGGCTTCATTCTGGTCTGCCCAACTTTGGGCCAGTTCCAAGAAGTAACCGTTGATTGCTTCCGTGACATAGGCGGAAACATCATCCCAACTCCATTCCCGCTGATAGTACAGATCGAAGGAAAGGTTGATGGTATCTTCACCCACGCCTTCAACCCTCACCACATGGCCGATGGGGGCAATGCCCACGCCTTCACCGGCGTTCTGAAGGGGGTCAACTGCGGTCTGCACCTGATCCACAAGGGCTTCCGAAGGCTTCTTGAAGGAACTGTTGATGATCACCAGCTTCACGGTTCCGCCCACGGTCAGCTTGCTATTGGCTCCCGCCGCATACACGGCATTCAACCACGCCTTGATTTCCTCGGACACACCGGAAAGGCCGCTGATCCAAGTGTCGGTTCCCGTGGGCGGGATCAGCTTGGCCGGGTTCAAATCGCTGTTCCAAACCCGATATACCTTCACACCGCCCACGCCGGGAATGGCGTTCACCTTTTCCAGATAATCCGCACGGTTGCCGCCGAAGGCTTGGGCGTTCAGGCTATCCATGTAACGCTGTCTGAAAACCTCGGTATCTTCTTCATCCTCACCGGGGATCACCACGGCGGAAATGGAACAGGTTTCAAGCCCGTCCACATACTCAATGGGAATCACCGTTCCGGTGTAGTCATTACCGGCTTCACCAGCGGTTTCACAGGTGATTTCATACTTACCACTTCCACGGTCAGCCGAAACATAATAGTTCAGTTCTCCAATGGAAAAGCGGGTATTCATGGGAAGGTGCAAGGTGGTTGGTGTAATGCTCAACTGCAACACGGCGGGGCTTGCCGGTTGCGGTTTCAGCCCCCTTTCTGCCGCCCTCAAAATGAGATAAGGGCGGGTTGCGGTGTCTGCAAAGGTTTCATTCAGCACCGTATCAAGGGCAATATAAAGGTTCTGCAATTCCACGGCGGCGGGGGCGTCACCGCACCAAACCAACGAACCTTCACGGGTGTCCAAATTGCCATTGATGGAAAGCGCCTTCTGAAGCATCCGGGAAAGGATTGCTTCATAGGTCTGTGCTTCATACATCAGATTTCAACCCCCAATTCTGCATTGATTTCACCAAAAATGCTGACCACCGTGAAGGTAGTCAGCACTTTCTTTTTGTTCACCGTAAATTCAAAGTTCTGAACCGCCGTGATCCTATCATCCTGAAGCAAGGCTTCACGAACCCGGCGTTCAATTTCGGGAATACAGTATTCCACATCTTTCCCGATCAGATTATGAAATTCAACCCCATAATCCCAAGAATGGATCAACCATTCATAGCGTTCTGTGTTCAGGATCAGAAAAACCGCCTGTTCCACAGCTTGGATTTCATCAATGGTGCCGATGATGGTCAGGTTGTTGTGGTTCATCCTGAAAGTACGGCTTGGAAGGGTTTCAATGGTGAAATCCTGTTTAATATCATCCTGCACTTGCGGAATCATCATCAAGCCCCCTTTACTCGGTCAATAACCACGAATTTCTTTCCTTGCTGAACCCGGATCAGAAGCACCTTTTCACCGGCCTTCAAAGCATTGTGAACCTTGAAGGTTTTCTTGCCAACATAGGCGTGTTTGTGGGCTTCATAAGCCGCCGCACCGGAACCACCGCCTTTGTCCTCGGTGCTGTGGTTCACCGTCATATCAACTTCAAAATCAGTCACATTCCGGGTCAGGATCAGCATTTTGGAAGTGTAGATGGATTTCTGATCCACCTGAATTTTCAAGGGTGAAGCGGAAAGGACAGTTCCAAACAGGATGTTCACCGGCTTCCCGGCTTCCACAGCTTCCACCGCCGCCCGTTTCACAACTTCAACAGGATTAGGCAATAAATTCACCCCC